TCCAGTTACTTCGTTGTATAGCGCGCCAATTGTTGCGCCACCTACGTAATCTCCAGCCTCGGTTTGAGTTAGAGTCAAGCGGTAGTTTGCGGTTGAACCGTTCTTAATTGAATCAGAGAGTTGCTTACGGTCTGCGCCGTTAATCAAAATCTCATCTGGGTCAGCCTTTACGCTATTGTAAAGAGCATAGAACACGTCCTGATATTCAACACCAGGATTTGATGTTGAGAATGTGCTGTTAATTGACTTGTTAAAACCAGAATTTGAACCCAAAACAGTTGGGAGAATTCCGTCATAACCAGTTGCGTAAGCAGATGTATCAGCAGAAGCACGTGAAGCAGCAGCACCAGTTGTAGTAAATGCCGCGTTGTTACCTGTAACGCTTGCGCTTGCTCCCTGAATTGTGAAGGTACCAGTTCCTTTTAGAGTTCCCTGATACTTCAAGTTTGCCGCACCAGTTGCAGTTCCAACGTAGATGTTGTAACCAAGTGCGCCTGCTACTGCGGTTCCAACAGTAACTGTTAGAACGTCGCCAGAGGCAACTGCGGTGCTTGCTTCTGTTCCGAGAATTGACTCACCGAAACCTGAACCAGAAATACCTGCGTCAGCAGTAACGTTTACATAATAAGTTGCCGCGGCAAGAGCAGTTTGTGAACCGCTTGCTACTGGGCTTGCTAGTGTAAATGTTGGAGCAGAAAGTGCGCCTGAATAACCAGAGGCAGTTCCACGTGCCATCAACATCATACGCTCTTCCATCAACATTGTTGCGTAGAGAGTTGAAGTTGAAGACAATTGACGCAAATCTTCATATCCAAGACCAGAGAAGTTAGCGTCAAATGAAACGCTATCTGATAGTGAGTAAGAATTGTAAGGCAGGATTAAATCATCTGCGGCATAAGCAATTTTTGGACCACGCTCGTAGTTGATAGAACCAAATGCGGTTGTGGTGCTTTCTGTAATACCGGGCCAGATGTTTCCTACTCCGCCTGTACCTGTACCTGTGTAACCAAGAATTCTCTTGACACGGTGTGAAGTACCGACACCCTTCTTACGCGCAATTTTGTTGCGGAGAGGTGTTGGGCGTGGAGTAAGCAACTTAGCAGGTGCTTCTAGGTCAAATGCCGCGAAAGATGTGCTAAGTGGTGATGTAAGAGTAATATCCTTTTGGATATCTTGCATTGCTAGGCGCTGTGAAGAAAGTGCGTTATTAAGCGCGCTTACTGCGTCTGGTGCCAATGACTTGTTAGCAACAAGTTGTTCTAATGAAGCAACTGCGTCGCCAGAAGCCGCTGCGAAGGTAGATTTTCCTTCACGGATAGCGGCAACTGCCATTGGGTCAGTAACAGCGTGTGATACAGACTTTGAAAGTTCAGATTTGAACTCGTCCATAGCAATAGCCTGTTCCTTTGCGGAACCAGCGTCGCCGAACATATCGGCTGCTTTAGGGGCTGTTAGTGCCATTGTATTCCTTTCGTAAAGAGTTGGTTTGATTAATTACTTGGCTTGGTTGCGTTTGCTTTAGCGTCAAAATCTGCCGCTAATTCACGGTAACCGCGAGCCAAGTCCTTATCTGCGGTTACGGAAGCCTTAGCGCGAAACTCAGCCGCTTTATTTAATAGTTCGGAAACTTCCGACATATCAATTTTTACGCCTGAACGCTTTGGACCTCCAGATACTGCCTTGCTTTTTGCCGTTGCTAATTCGGCTTGTAACTTATTAATTTCCTCTTGATAGGAATTAATCTCGGTAGTTACCGCTTCTTTTGCACTCTTTACGGCTTTTTCTACAATTGCAGTAATTGTCTTTTCAGACAAATCTTCGTCATCTTCTTCTTCGTCAATAATGGTGCCAATTTCTTCCGTTGTTGGCGTAGGAATAATTTCTGTTACGCTCTTAGGTGTTTGTGCTGGCGATACCATTGTTGCGGTAGTCATATTGCTAGTTGTTCCATCTGGCAAAGTTGTTTCTCCACCGCCGTGTGAGTTAGTTACTTGACCGCAACCGCACTCTAAGCACTTATGTGCTTCGGCACTCTTACCTTCGGCTTCTTCAACTTCTTCCTCAGCCGCAGAAGGTTTGCTACCTTCGGCAGTTTCTTCTTCGGCACTTTCGCCATATTGTTTCTTTTCTTCGGCTTCTTCTTCCTCGCCGTCAATTTCAATTTCAACGCCAGCCTCTTTACACATTGACTTACACTCGTCAAATGCTTGTTTAGCAGCCATATAATTTTTCTTGGCGTCTTCGTATTGCTTTAGCATTTCTTCTTTGGAAGGCTTTTCGGAAACCGCCTTCTCATCTTCTTTGTGTTCCATTTCTACTCCTTTGGCAGTTTCTACAAGTTCTTCCATTTGTGTAAAGTCAGAACCATTATCAGATTTCGCAAGCATTAGTTTTGCGTTTGGGTTTGCTGGTCTATCTACTAGCGATACTTCCACAATTTGTCCATCAATAATGCGACCATTAGCCGCTTTATTATCGCGCACGATACGTGGCGAACGGATACCAATTGAGAAACCTTTTAATACGCCAGTTTCTACCTTCTTAACAGAAACAGGGTCCACAACTAAAGCAGAAATATAATGTCCGTCAGTTTTGCTATCTAATTCTTTTGCGACACCTGCCGCAATATTTGAATGTTGTTCGCGGATATTACCGCCTGATTTAAACCACTCTGGCATAGCCTTCTCTAACCAACTTGCGTCACAAATTTGCTGGTCAATATCTACGCTGTCGTCAGTTGCCTTACCATAAACAAGTAACGTTCCATCTTCTTGCTTTTCTTGCTTAATAATTGCGGCATACGCATTTGTTGTATCTATTGCCATTGATTTGTCCTTTTTCTTTTCTCTCTCTGCTATGGAATTCGCCCACGATTTGCCAGCATCTCCGCCCCATAAAAGCCAAGCAATATAACCCTTTGAAGGATTTTTAGCGTTACCCCAGTTTTCTCCTTTTTTATCAACTTCGTGTCTAGCGAAATAACTTACCATACGATTAATGGTTTCTAAAGGAAGTGATTTGCCATTTGATAAATCTCTTGCGCGAGCAACGCCTACTTCTGTTCCACCTCTACCAAATTCACGCCGTAATTCTAATCCGCGTTTAGCATTATTTCTAACTGCTTGCGGCGGAGTAAATCCATCTGCGGAAGGCATTAATCCTCGTTTCCTAGAATTATGGATATAGCGTCTTCACCTAAATTGCGTGTATCTACTACGTAAGGCGCAATATCACAAACACAATTAGGGTGCGCTGGTGGTTCCGTATCTCCACTAGGAAAACGCTCGTCAATACGGATAGGCGAAGCGTCTGCGTTCTCTTGGCATAAATCGCAAGGTTCAGCAACTAACCACTCTACCAGTTCAACGCCGCTATCTTCATATAATTCGCGGTTAGCCACGCTGACGGCACGGCTCATTTCCGTTTGAGCAATATTTAAAGCGCGCTCGCTATCGGACAAAATATCGTCAATTTCTATTTCTAAATCCTTTGCTAACTTCTCCCGATAACCAGCAATTTCTTCCAAAATAGTTCCTACTACGGCTTGCGGCGTTTGCCCTTTCTTTAAAGCGTTAGCAAGTGCCGTTCCTATGCGGTCTAACGAAGTTCTATTTAAACCTTGAATTGTTACACCGCGCCTATCTAGTAACGTTTGTAATCCTTTAGGCGGTTTAACTAATGCGGCGGCGGCTCTATTGCCCGGTTTCCAGTTAGCCCAATTAACACCGATAGCGCGTTGTAATTGTTGTTTAGTAGGTGCTTTATTTATCTTTGCTTTAGCAATTGCCGATAACGCCACATCTTCGCCTAGAACATACGCTTCGCTATAAATGGTTCTAAATGCCGACATTAACGCGGTGCTATTTGGTCTAACGTTAGTTAATGTCCAGTTACGTGCTTGTTCGGTAGTCATATTTGCGCTAGGCATATTATTCAAAAACGCTTCAACTACTTCTTTGGTATTAACGCTTTCTTTTATTGCGTCACGAATTAATTTGGCACGTCTAGCGGCTAAACGAACCTTTGCGTTATTGCGTTCCTTCCACGCACGGCTTTGACGCATAACGAACCTACGCTAAATAACGTTCGGCATACCAGCGCGCGCTGTCGTAATCCTTTGTGGCTACAAATTTGTTTAATACGTCAGCGTAAACAACTGGAACATCTTTAAATCGGAATGAACGGTCTGGCGATTTACGCAACCAACGTAAAAATTGTTTTAATTCTTCTTGCGCAGATTTACCTTCGTCAATTTGTTCGCGTTCATCTTCGCCTTGAATTGCTTCGGCGTCATTTACAGTAAGTTCTGGCGTAGGTGCGTCAAAATCTCCAAGTAATTCGTTATTACCTTCAACTGGTGTTTCTAGCGGTTTAAATCCGTTTTCGGTAACTAAATACGCACCATTACCTACGGCAACGATAGGCATATCTGCCTCTGGTGCTTCAATTAATGGGCGACCTGTTAATGAACGTTGTTCGTTAAGTGTTAGCGCGCCAGATTTTAATTCAATATCACGTGTGCGAGCAACTGATTCCAAATCTTGACGACCACTTTCCATAAACTTAAATTCAAGTTCGCGTGGCATACCTAAGAACATATAAGACAAATGCGAAAGCATACGAGATACCCAAGTTGCTAACGGAATTGCGCCTAATACTTCGGAACTTTGTGCTTGTCCTAATTGAAAACCAGAACCGCCTAATCCGTTTTTAGGATTAAATCCAATTTCGCTTGGCAATACGCCGTAGTGACCACAAATAGAATTAACTAAATACTCATCTAACGTATCTTTAAAACGTTCGCCGTATCCGTCGTATTGAACTGGTTCCATACCAGCAGGGAGAAGTCTTACGCGCTTACGTTGTTCAGTTTGTCCAGCCAAATCTGAATTAAATATATCTTCGTAAGCCTTTAACAAGTTTGGATTATTACCAAAGTTTGCGTCAGTTTTCATTATTAATTCTGGCGTTACGCCATCTGTATATTCGGCGCGTAACCATTGTTGCCTACGCAAATAAATATCTGCTAATGGCAAAGCGCGTTCAGTTGGTCCGTATCCATAAACAGTTGTAGTTCTACGATTACGAATAAAGTAAGCAAGTTCATCGGAAGTAAATTCGCCATCTGCGCTTTCACTTTCGGTTGGTGCGGCAAATTCGCTTCGTGGAAAGCCATAAAGAATTTGCTGGAAAGAAGGAAATGGCGGAGTAGGACGCATACCTCTATCGTCAATTAATGGCTTAATAGTTGAACCATCAAGAATTTGTAATCCAAATAATTCGCCGCCTACTGTTTGTTGCGGCCAAATTGCCCACGCGTCCAGCACTAATACTTCTTCAAGTGCGATATTTAACCAGTCATAAAAGAGTAATCCGTTAGCCTTATCTGGTTGTTCCCAAAATGAACGAACTCGTGAAATTTCTTCCGTATATCTATCACGTGCCACCGACATAGCACGAACGCGAGCGCCACCGATTTCGCTAATAAGTTTTTCTGCGCTATCTTCGGCAAGAACAATATCCCAATTTAAACCAAGTATTTTTGCCTTACTTACTTCAATACAACGGCGCAAAATATCTATTTGGTCTGCCGCCGCACGTAGAGTTTTAAACGGAACTAATCTAGTTTCCGTAATATTAATATTTTGCGCTACTTGATATTCATAACGGCGTGGGTCTGGTCTTCCACTATCCGAAGGCGGATTAATTGCGCCCGGAATAATAGGCGAACCTGGTGAGAACGGAACAGTAGGCGTAATTGCGTTACGTGGCAAAGGGTCAGTTTGTCCGTAACTTACATTTGTGCGCCCCGATATGTTGCGCATTTGCTGTTCAGTTAAGGTTACCGAACCTACAGGAAGATTAGGTGCTTTCTGTAATTGTTCGGCAACCTTTTCAGCAAATCGGTCAATAAGACCCATTTATGCCCCCTAATTAACCGTGAACAACTACACGATATTGATTTGAAGTTGGTGCTACCGAGAACAATAACGTAATTGCGCTAGTAGAAGTATGTTGAACATCGCAAATAACTTCTGCGTATGGCGAAGAATTATCATAAACGGCAACAGTTACATCTCTTGTATTTAAACTATGAGTAATTACGTAAGAAGTTGCTGTTCCATCACCTACGTTTGCGGCATATTTACGAACCGCAATTGCAGTATCTAAAGCAAAACCTGTTGCTCCAACTGTTAATCCACCGCTTGCTACAACTACGCCAGAGAAATCAGTTCCAACTAATTGAACGCCATTACTTGCGGTATAAGTTCCAGCACCAGAGAATTGTTGAAATACAACTGGGTCAGTTCCAACAGTTGTAACTTCATCAACCATTACCCAACCAGTATTAGCAAGAGTTGAACCGCTATCTACAAATGTAAAATCTCCACCAGACATTTCTGCGGCAGTATCAAAGTCAGTAGCACGTGTTAGAACCCAGTTAGTTGAACCGCTACCTACTGTTGTTAATGTATAAATACCATTTTCAAAAGTATTTGTTTGGTTTTTTATCAAGATACG